TCCATTACGGCCAATGCGGACGCTGTAAAGCGCGGGCATTTCAACTCGTCGATTACAGAAACGCGCCCAGGGGCAAAGTTCAAGCGGGGGTTCACGAGCTTCATCTACGCGCATATTCCCGGCGTAGCTTTTGTGCAGGCGCTTGACGGGAATAAGCAGGGCTTCCTTACGAGAACGCTGATTTGGCGTCAGGACGAATGCTCCAATCGTGAGCAGCAGCAGAAGGCTGAGTTCGGCGCAGAGCTTACGGATCTGCTTTCACCGGTATCCGGCCACGCGTTTAACAGTGACTTCCGAGAGATCGAAGATGTCGGGCGCATGAACCTGCACAACATCATGGCCGTCGTACTCAACATGGGCAACGAGGGCAACGCTAAGCGTCTTGAAACAGGCAACGGCCTCGATCGAGAGAAGCAGATGCGCATCGCCGAAGAGCTGACGGCAGAACAGCTGCAGACCGTCAATAAGGTTTGGGCGGTGATGGAAAAGCTCCGTAAGCTCGCTGCGGAAATGAGCCGTCGCGCAACGGGAACAGAACCGTTGTGGATTGAACCCACGCCATTCACAGTAACATCAAAGGACGGCGTGGAAGTACAGATGACGGGCGGCTATGTGCCGATCAAGTACGACAAGCACGCCTCTATGCAGAAGCTTGGCGGAGCCTATACGGACGATGATGCGGTTAACTACGAAGCCGCACTCAAGGGCGTCACGGAAATGATGACGCTCAAGACCTACACCAAGGCTCGCGCCGGCGATGCCCCGATGGGGTCTGTACTGCGTCTGGACGTGCAGGGCGTCTTTGACGGCGCGGAAGAAGTAGTCCGCGACGTCTGCTGGCGCGAGTATCTGGCGGACTTTAAGCGGATTATGGAAGGCATCCACATCCCCAACCCAGACTACGAAAGCCAGCATGCCAAGGCGCTAGAGAAGTACAACGCCGCTCGGGAGGCGGCCGAGCGGGCGGGTCTTGACCCGGATACAGTCAAGCTTAAGGAGCCGCCGAAGACCGTGTTTGTCCCCGGCATCCTGAATACAGTCCGCGACCGCTTTGGCGAAGCGGGTGTGCAAGTGCTCGACAACATGGCTAAGGCTATCGCTACGGGGGGTCGTCCGGCCAACACGGGAGCGGCGGACCGCGCATCGGCCTTTGTGCGTCAAGGCGTCTCGCTTGCCGGCTTAGGCTTCAACTTCACGACGGCGCTGATTCAGGTAACCGGCCTCATCACAGCGGTGCCGAAGGTGGGGGCTAAGTACGTACTCGCCGGAATCGGGGATCTGATGATGCACCCAGTGGAGACTTGGCAGGAGATCAATCGCCGCAGTGTATTCATGCGCGCTCGTCAAGTTACCCGTACCCGTGAACTCGCCGACGCCCGCAATGTACTCGAGAAAGGCGGCCGCTACACCAAGATCAAGGGAGCGGTCTACGACGTGGCCTACGCGCCAATGATGGCCGTGCAGGGAACGGTTGACCACGTGGTGTGGAGCGGGGCGTTCCGCCGTGCCATTGAGGCCGAAGGGCTGAACGAAGCAGAAGCGGTGAAATACGCAGACCGTGTCGTTCGCGATACGCAGGGTTCCGGCCTTGTATCTGACTCTGCGGCAATCGAAAACGGTTCTCCGATCCAACGCCTTTTCATGGTGTTCTATTCATTCATGGGTCGTGCGCTGGGTTTGACTGCCATGAGTTATCTGGGCGAGCACAACCGTGCGAAAGCATATGCGCAGATACTCACGATTTCGCTTGCGCTCCCGATGATCGAGTCCGTGATTCGCGGGGCCATTCAGCCGGGTGACGACGATAAGTGGGACCGGATGACGGACGCCGAGAAGTTCACTTATGGGGCTCGCTACGCTCTGGGTTCTTCTGCCGGTTTTATGCTCGGGCAGTTCTTCTTGGCCCGTGAGTTCTCGAGCATGACGGAGAACTTCTTTAAGGGTGATCCAGTGTTCACGTGGCGCGGTCCTTCCGGCCTTCGAGCGATTGCTGACGCGGGGCAGTTCTTGTCTCAAGCTCAGCAGGGTGAGATTGACGTGGCGTTTTCTAAGGCGCTGATCAACCTAGCAGGCGACTTCGGCATGCCGGGCGCGGCTCAGCTGCAGAAATCGATTGCCGGCTGGCAGGCGCTCGAGAAGGGCGACACTGACAATTGGCTTGCACTTCTTCTCGGCTACAAGAAATAACCGCTAAAATCAGAGCTTAGAGCACGTGAATTCGGCAACCGGATTCACACATGATCAGTACCGAAATTCGGCGCAGTCAGACGTATGTCGGCACAGGGGACGTGAATTCATACACGTTCCCTTTCCGCGTCTTCGCCGCCGACCAAGTTAAGGTCTACGTCCGCGCGGCCGACGCGGCATCGGGTACTTTGCTCGATACGACGCAGTACTCTGTCACGCTGGCCTCGGCCTCTGCGCAGACCGTCGGCGGCACCGTTACGCTTTCGGCCCCTCTGGCAGCGGGCGCCAAGCTTGTCATCCTTTCGAACATCCCGTACACCCAGCTTCTCGCTTTGCAGAATCAGGGGGCGTTTAACGCAGAGGACCTGAACGCCGCGTGGGACAAGAACACCGCGCTTAGCCAACAGCTTCTGGACCGCCTTGATCGGGCGGTACTGGCACCGGAGCTCGGCGACAGGACGCCGGAACAGTTCACGCAAGCGCTTTTCGATGCGCGCGATGAGGCGGTCGCGAAGGCCGGAGAGGCCGCCAACTCAGCGTCTGCTTCTGCGACCAGTGCCAGTGACGCGGCGGCTTCTGCGGCGGCTGCGGCCTCCTCGGCTGTGGAAGCCGAAGCCTCGAAGAATGCCATTAACGTCACGAAAGAGCAAGTGACGGCTGAAGGGCGAAAGCAGATTGCCGCGATCCAAACGGAAGGCGGCACGCAGATTTCAAACGTGCAGTCAGTCGGGCAGGAACAGGCGAGCCGCATCTCGACGGCCGGCTCAGCTGTTGTCGCGGACATCAAGCTCAACGGGCAGGGTGAGGTAGACCGCATTACCCAGACCGGCGGCACGTGGAACGACACGGTGGTCGCTACCGGTCAGAGGTGGAAGCAAGACGTTATCGCCGCGGGCTCAGACTCGCTCGCTAAGGCGACGGCGCAAGCTGCTGCCGCGGAGGCCAGCGCCAACAAAGCAAGCGGCTTCGCTGATGCGGCGTCTGCCGCAGCCAAAGCGGCCGAGACCTCCGAGAACGTAGCGGTTTCTTCAGCTACAGCCGCAGGGGTTTCTGAAGCAAAAGCCAAGGCATCGGAGACAGCGGCGGCATCCTCAAAGACAGCCGCGGCCGGTTCTGCCTCCGCCGCGTCCCAGAGTGCGGCAGCGGCAGCCACGTCGGCTACAGAAGCCGGCGGCCGAGCCGCTGCTGCGGCGGCAAGCGCAAGCGCTGCGAAGTCCTCGCAAGACGCGGCGGCGGCCTCTGCCGCTGCGGCTAAGGCCTCAGAAGATAAGGCGAAGGAGTACGCCAGCCAAGCCTCATCGGGGCAGATTCAGGCCGACTGGACTGAGACGGATACAGCTGCTAAAAGCTACATCAAGAACAAGCCAATTCAACTGACTTCGGCAGCAGTGAGCGCAGGCACGGCCACCGATCAAGGCACGATCTCTGCCGCGCAGTTAAAGGCGTCAATTAAGGCAGTCGCGCCAGCCGAGTACACAGTGCAGAAAGCAGAACTGGAGACAGGCACGGCGGCGAAGTTTGGCACGGTGACTGCGGCAGGCGTCAAGGCCGCGATTCAGAAATGGGCGCCCGCACAAGACTTATCCGGCTATCTGCTGAAAACGGATTTCACGTGGGCCGGCATCTCCGGCAAGCCGACTATCCCTGCGGCTCAAGTGCAAACGGACTGGAATGCGACCACGGGTAAGGGCGTCCTGCTGAATAAACCCGCACAGATGACCAACGCGGCCGCAGAAGCCGGCACGGCCACGGCAGGGTGCGTCATTAGCGCCGCGACATTGAAGGCGGCAATCACAACGCTTGCCCCTGCGCCCGACCTATCCGGCTATGTGGCCACTGTCAATTTCACTTGGGCGAATTTGGGCGGCAAGCCTACGCTCGGCGCACTGGCCAGCAAAGACAAGGTCGGGCCCACTGATATCGCTGATGGTGCTATTCCGGTAGACACAACCGCCGCAGAGATTTTGGCGGCATTCACCCAATTCGCTACTGAAAACGGAATTACGTAATGGCAGAACTAACACCACAAAGGACCGTTAAAGCGGTGCTCAATGCCTTGCACAGCGGTTCCGCTGATTTTGTCGTGCAAGTTTTGGGTACGCCGGGCGGCGACTATTTTTGCCGCAGATGGAACAGCGGACTGCAAGAGCTGATGCAAAAAGACGTCAATGACGCAGACACCGAGTACTGCACTGTTACTTTCTCGGTCGGGTTTACTGAGGCTCCACACGTTGTTTTGTCGATTAACGACTCGAGCGGCAAAACTGGTTGGCTGACCGTTATCGCGCCGAGACAAATCACGACAACCAATTTTTTAATTTCTAGAAACTCGACGCTAAACAAAACCCTTGTTTTTACCGCTTACGGGAGGTGGAAGTAATGACCAATCAACGGGGGGGGGGGTATCCACATCGCCGGAAATCCTCAAGGTTTTAAACACGTTTCTTGTTGAAAAGCGCAGGACGAACACGGCCTCGTCGTGGAGTATGGAATTGGCAAACGGGTTAAAGATTCAGGGCGGGCCGTTATGGGCGGCGACCTCTGTAATTACTTTTGTTGTGCCGTTTACTAACCCCGCCTCAATCTCGTTGGCATTTAGTCAAACGGGCATCTCCTCGGTGCGTATTGAGCGAATCGCATTAAACGGAACACCAACAACAACTAACGTGGCACTGGAAAAAAACCACGACTCAGCGCCGTTTGCGAAATACGCCTCTTGGCTTGCAGTCGGTTTTTAAGGAAACAAACATGACAGACGAACAGTTCTCTATCGGTCAAATCTTTGTCGGCATCTACCCGCCGGAAGCCGCGGCATGGTGCAACGGCTTCGGGGATCGGTACATCAAGGAGATTGACAAGGACGCAGACGGCAAACGGCGCTTTCAGATCGTGGCCGTGCCTGCGCCTACGCCCGAGGAGCAGGCCGCCGCAGAGCTTGCCAAGGCTAAGCAGGAACGCGCTGACACGGTAAGCAAGATCACAGTCGAAGTGGACGGCATGGTCTTCGATGGTGACGAAACTGCGCAGACCCGCATGGGCCGCACGATTGCCGCCGCGACTGTCTTAGGCGTCGACCTCGATACCACTAAGCAAGTGTGGGTGCTGGCCGACAACACGGTGGCAGAGCCGACAATCAAACAGCTTGCCCGCGCTCTCCAACTGGCAGGGGCTGCGCAGACAAAGGTATGGACGACGCCTTATGAGCCGGCATCCTGATTACTTTCAAGTTCTCGTAGCCCTCGATCAGCTAGTGAACACCTTGGCGGGTGGTTACGCGGATGAAACGATTTCGAGCCGGGCGTATCGCGGGAAGCTGAAAGGGCGCCCCAGATTAGCTCGGATCATTAACGGTCTTTTCTTTTGGCAGGTCGACCACTGCCGTGAGGCATACGAGTCCGAGCTGAATCGGAGTCAGTTGCCGCCCGAATTAAGGAGTGCAAACGATGAGTAATTTATTAGAGGGGGGGGGTAGATCAGGACACGGTTAAGGCCGTACTTGACTATCTCGGCAAAGGTGCGATTACTAAAGGCGACCCGCGTGCGGGCTACCAGAAGTTCGCAAACGGGTTAATGATTCAGTGGGGTAAGAATGTGGCGAACAGCAATACCGGGAAGGTTGTTACTTTTACCTTTCCCGTCCCTTTTGCCGCATCACCAATTATTGCGTCAATGGCTCAATGCCTTGCTGGCACGTGGTGCTATTCCTTTACTTATGAAACTTATTTGACTGCAACAGGATTTAAGTATGCATCAGGCGGGAACACCAATGCAGACGGAAGTTCTGCGTTGTACTGGATAGCGATAGGAGCATGGAAATGACAACAGAACCAACACAGCGGTGCAACGCAGGCCGCTAAAAGGAGAGTGATATGTCGAACGCAAAAATACTGAACGTGCTGAATGCTCTTACAGCTAACGGGGGGGGGATGGCATCCTCAAATTCCTGAACGGAATAATGATCATAAGATCTAAAGCTATCGCGATGGAAACAACCTTTCCAACGCCGTTTGTCGATACCCCCACAGTGTTAGTGTCCGTAGTTACGACCCGATGGGCTGCGTCTTACGACCGGGAGCTATACCCGGGAACAGTCACTCCCACCGGGTTTAGCATCTTTAGCATAGTGGTAAATACCAGCGGCTTAACGACGGTTTCCGGCTACCTAGCTATAGGAAGGTGGAAATAGCGCGCTACTTGCTGTCTTTGATTAGAGGCTGCACAATTTTCCACAGACCCATAGCGGGGGTATCCGGGATAGCGTAGTTCATTGGATCGTATTTTTGGCAAACGAACAAGAGGTAGCCTTCCCCCATGGTGTCTGGGATGATACGCTGCCAAGGGGCAGGGGCCCCATCGCCCCACTTACGCTTTCCTCGTAAGTAAAAGTCGCTTTGCAGAGTCCTAAGTTGCCGCTGGGGGCATTTCACCTGCATATAGCTAACCACGGTGTCAAAGGGCAGCGCTTTGTCCACGTTTATTGTTGCAATCCAAAAACCTTTGGTGTCTTGCCCATCGTCCGATATAGTGGTTGTTTCGATAAATGCCGCATGCGGATAGGCACCGCCAACATACGACCAAGAGCTGCACAGCGCGGCTTCGGAAAGTAAAAGCAAGGCAATCGCCGCCATCAAAGGTTTCATATGTCCTCCCGTTTGCCGTTATCTTAAAAATCTTTCCGTTGCAGATCTGAGCTCCCCAGGGTTGTTTGCCTGAACGCTATGCTTAGCCTTTAGCCCGCGGCATACGATCCCGTGGATGTTATCAATCGCAGACCCGCGTTGAATATCTAGCCACTGATCAAAGTGGTCGGTATCTTGAAGAACACCGTTACGGTAGCCGTTTCGTGTTGCGATCTGGAAGGTGTGCTGAGCACATCCTATCCTCAAAACGTCTTGCGCATAATCGTAGCGGGCGTTCGTACGAAAATCGATGGTTTCTACAATTACAGAAGGCAGACCCGCTGCATTAACTTGGCGGGGTACGGAGCCCATATCTACCCACATTGCAAGACCGTCTGGCGTGACGCCAACTAGCTGATATTCGGCAGCTGCTGCAGGCAAAGCGACAGCGACTGATGCGAGGGCGACGAGCAAGCGTTTCATCTAAAGCTCCTGGTAACTCAAAGTGTTCTCAAGCCTACCGCGCAGCGCTCCGTCCCCGCACGCAATTACGGGTTTATATCAAGTTTGTATACGATCACTTTGCTCTTGACGACCGTGCACACGCACGCCTAATATCTGTATGAAGCGCCGTATGAAACGCGAAATTGCCTGCGTAACTATTTGATTTTAAAAGAGCAGAAGCCGCTCTTTGCACGTGTAGGCAGGTGTCTGCAAATCTCTGCATAACGCGGTAAATTTAAGCAGTTTCATATGGTTAGCTTCGCAGTACTCTAGTATTTCACTGCAATGCTAGGCAGTTCAACGCAACCTTCTGTGTGAAACCTGTATGAAATTCACTCTCAAGGATATCAATCGCTTACCCATAGGCATCCACTGCTACGATCGAGGGGTCTATCTTCGCGTCACGTCCCGCGGGATGTCGTGGCTTTTAAAGTACAGCATTAACGGCCGTCGCCGTGAGCTTGGCCTCGGCGGAACAGCTCAGGCAATCACGGCAGTGCTGGCCAAAGCTAATCTTGCCAAGGCGCAGGTGGCTCAGGGTATCGACCCGCTCGAGCAAAAAGCTGAGATACGGGCAGAACAAAAGCGCGCAGAAAAGAAAAAACAAATGCCCACGTTTGGGGAGCTCGCCCCTGAAGCGCTCGAACATGTTCTTGCTATGCGGCAGTTTCAAGGCAAACATACCGCCACGGATTGGAGGCGTTCGCTTCGTAAACTTGCTGAGCGGTTTGGCACACAAAAAATCGATGCAATCACACGGGATGACTGCGCCGCCGTGCTGCGAGAGGTGTGGACCACTAAGCCGCGGATCGCAAGAGATTGGCAGAGCCGCCTGCTGGCGGTGTTCGACTACGCGGTCCTGAAGGGATGGATTGAGAAGAACCCCGCTGCGTGGAAAAACAACCTCGACGCGGTGCTCCCAAGTCGAGCCGTCGTTTTGCGCGGCAAGCCTGAGAACCACCACTCGGCAGTCTCCTCAGAAGAGCTCCGGCGGATCGTTCAGCGGCTATGGCGGGTGGATACCGTTAGCGCACTCTGCGCTGTCTTCGGCTGCTTAACGGTAGGCCGCGCATCTGAGTTTAGGTGTGCGCAGTGGGACGAGATCGACTTAGATGCTGCGACGTTCACCGTCCCTCCTTCCCGACGAAAAGACAAGAAGCCATACCCCTTCGTCGTGCCTCTGTCTCGTCAGGCGAAGGCGCTGCTGTATCGGCTAGATACATCAGGCGCATTTCTTTTTAGCTACCGGGACGGCAGGCCATTAGACCTTGCGACGGTGTTAAGAATATTCAAGTCCACCACGGGTCAGCCCATCACGACGCATGGGCTGCGATCGACGTTCGCAGATTGGTGCGCGAAGAACGAGAAAAACTTCCTCGTCTCGGAGAAGTGTCTGATGCACGCAGTCGGTAATCAGGTATTCAGAGCTTACCAACGCGACGATTTGCTCGAGCAGAGACGTGCGCTTCTTCAAGAGTGGGCGGACTACCTGCTGCCGGAAGTTTGCTGATCCGACAACCCCGCCTTTTGGCCTTTTTAACAGTGACGTTAAATTGGTTTAAAGACGGGGTTCTTCTATTTTTGAAGCGTACTTACGGCGTCGTGCTTGGCTCCGATTTCGAGAGCCAAGCTTCGACCTTCTGAAAGTAAATCAACACTTTCTCGGAGTAGCTTCGTGCACGCGGCAAGCTCGGTTCCGTCAGCGTCTTGGGCAAGGGCTTCGGCTCTGCGCAGTCGCTTATCAAAGTACTGGCGCATCCGCTCAGCGTCAGCGCGAGAACGATCAAGATCGCCGCTGACAGAAGCGGCAGCATCCGCAGCGGCAACAAGTTTTGCATAGTCCTTTCTCCCTTGTGCCGCACGCGCTAAGGCCTCTGACTTCTGCAGCTCGGCCATCTCCGCGTCGGCCTTGTTGTCCCTCACGCCATACCCTGCGGCAAAGCCGACGGCCAAGAGGGCAAGCGCACCGACGGCCTGCCAGTTCACAGTTCGATGCCTTCGATCTTGGCTCTGCGGCGCATCGCTCGAACCTGAATACCCATGCCTTTTACCTGCATGAGATACAGATAGCGGGCGCAGGCAGGCACGAAGCCGAGTGTACCGGCATCCCATTTATCGAGCATGTCGAAGAGCTTGAGCATGCGGATACGCGTCTGATAAAACTCCGCCTTAAAGCGGTCTTTGTAGTCCTCCGACTCCATCAGCTCCACGGTATCCGCGAGTGTCATCTTGCGGATGCGGGCATCCTGATCTTCGACTTCGGGAGAGATGTAGTAGTCGTCTTTGCTTTTCCTTTCTTTCATGATTAACTCCTCATAAGTTCAGCTTCTCTGCGGCGACGGGCAACAAGCCCCGCCAGTCCGCCGTTAGTGACGTCAAGAAATTCGTCGGCGGCAGTTTCGTAATCGCCGGCGTTAAGCGCACGCAGCATTTTTGGACATTTATCAACCACGCCCATTGAGCCCATATTGAAAGCAAGGCTCAGCAAGGCGATAAACTGATTTGCTGAAACAGGGACGTTGATAAACCTTGCTAGGCCGGTTTGCGCGGACTGCAAATCACTGCGAATCCACGCTTCAGCCTGCTCTCTGGTGCAGGTGTCGCCCTCTTTGATGCCGCCCGTGTGGCCCCACCCGATCGTCCATACGCCTTTCGGGCATTTGTATGCCTTGAGGCGCAAGGTCTCTTCGGCCTTGACGAACGCCATAGCCAGCTCATAGCTATAGCTTCCGAAACTTTGTCGTTCCATTACTTGTCCTTATCTTCAAGCCCGACTGAGTCAAGCTTTTTATCAACGGCGTTGGCGAGCCGTTCTTCGAGGGAGAGGAAAAGCTTCCTCAGCGTTGGCGGCAGTGCATCTCCGTATCCGGCCCGCTCGATGTTTTCTACGATCGAGCCGAACTCCCCGCAGCAGTAGGCGCAGAGCACAACGGATTGAAAGACTGGGAGATCTTTGAGCACGTACCAAAAGCTAACATCGAGGCCATGCGCCAAGATGATGATTGCGAAGGCAATGCCTTTCTTGAACATGCCGGCGTGCAGCACTTTCGAAGAAAAGCCGGTCGTCTTAACTCCCGCCCATACACCTGTAATGAAGTCGGCGACAACAAAGATCGCGAACCACCATGCCAGCGGCGCGACTGACTGGAGCGTTGCGCTCCATATCAGTCCAAGCCAACCGCCAAAAATCGCCAGCGCTCCTTCGACTGTTCGCGGAAGGAGATCCTGAAACATGCCTTACCCCACGAGAGCGTGGAGATACCACCCGGCGACACCGCATACTGCGGACGACACAACGCAGACAGACACCCAAAAGACGCGCACCTTGCGCCGCGTTTCGGTATCAAGCTGACCCTTCTGTTCAGCGAGGTAGGCTTCGGCCTTCTTGCGGACGGTGCCGCCAAGACCATAGAGCACGTCGTTTGCTTTCATGGAGCTTCTCCCAAAATACCACGTGCTCTAGCCAACCATTTTAACCTCCTTATTGTGCTGTTCTATCGGCTTGAATGCTTGCGCCAGAAAACGCTCCACATCCTCACGTCGCCAACGCGGCCGGCCGAACACATATGCAGGCGCAGGAAAGCGCCCGGCCTTCACGTGGCGATCGACGGTCGAAACGTTGACGCCTGTCAGGGCAGCCACTTGCTTTTTTGTCATTAGTTCAAACGGCTTCATGACTGAGCCTCCTTCTTTTTCTTCTCAAGCAGGACGTCCATCACGTCTCGCTTGGTCTTTAATCGTTCAAGTACCACCTCATCCATCGTGTCTTTCGCGACGATGTAGTAGACGTAGACCGGCCGTTCGTGCCCTGCCTGCTTCTGGCGAGTGGGGCCGATGCGTTCGATGATCTGGTCGTGGTGCTCCAAGTTCCACCCGGCGCTAAAGAAGACGAGAATGTTTCCGCCGTCCTGCATCGAGAGACCGTGACCGCACGACGCGGGATGCGCCAGAAGAAGGGGGATCTTCCCCGCATTCCAATCGCGCAGCGTCTTCGGGTTCTTATCTAGCAGCTTGGCTTTCGGGAAGGACCGCTGAATGCGAATTGCCTCGTGCTTAAACTGGTAGCTCACAAGTATCGGCATGCCGCCGGCTTCTTCCACAATGGAGCGGAGCGCCTCGAGCTTAGCCTTATGGACCTCCTCGAATGATTCCCCCTCGGTATAGACCGCACCGCTCGCCAGCTGCAGGCACTTGCCCGATTTAACTGCGGCGTTCATCGCTTCGATTTCCGCACCGGATTCAAGCTCGGCCAAAAACTCACGCTCGAGTTTTGTGTAAAGGCGCCTTGCCGTGTCGGGCAGGTCAACCGCGACGGTGGAGAAGATCGGCTGCTTCACATCGAACCACTCCTCCGCATTGATCTTCAGCACGATGTCACTGATCTTGTAGTGGATCAGCCGATCGGCACCGGGGAGCGGTTCGTAACGCACGGCCAACGGGGACGAGCCCACACGCACCTGGCGAAAGAACCTTTCGTGGTAGACCGTCATCGACTTCCCTAGCCGGGCACCTTGGTCAAGGAAGTAGATCTGCCCCCACAAATCTTCAAGCCCGTTGGGCGCCGGCGTGCCCGTAAGCTCGATGAAACGGCGGATCTTCGGGAGCGCCTTAGCCAGTACGCGTGCACGCTTGGAGCCTTGTCTGGCACGCAGGCCTTTCAGTCGCGTGGCTTCGTCGGCTACAACTATTGCAAACGGCCACTCCTTCCCGCGGCGTTCAAGCTCTGAGGTAAGCCACTCCAAGTTCTCGTAGTTCATCGTGTAGATATCCGCGTCCTTATCGAGCGCTGCGCGACGCTGAACGGCAGAGCCGCAGATGACAGAGACCCGAGTGCCCTGCAGATCATCCCACTTGGCGACCTCATCCGGCCACGTGGACTGCGCCACGCGAAGCGGAGCGAGGACAAGGGCGGGGCCTTCGCCCCACCATTCCTGCAGGTGCCGAACGGCCATCAGTGTGGAGACCGTCTTCCCAAGCCCCATGCCTGCGTATAGCGCACAGCGCTGGTGCTTAAGGAGGAAGTCGATCGCCATGCTTTGGTAAAGCCGAGGAACGAATTTCATAACACGCCCATCGACATCGACAATACGGAAAAGAAGGAGCAAGCCGCTAGGATAAGCATCACCGTGTTGGCGACGATGCTTTGCCAATCGCGGAGCCAAATGGCCGCTAACAGCTGAGCTCCGCAAAAGAACCCGAATGCGATGCACCCAATGGCCGCGACGGTAAGCAGAAAAAGCGTAAGCAGATCAGACATGGTTATCTCCAATCAGGATGAATTGAGCGCTGCTCGATCGTGTTCGCGATATGCCGAAACACATACTCCACTGAGCACTCCGAGTCACAGACGTAAACCCGTGTGCCGGTCCGTCGAATGCGCTCATGCTCACGCGCCTGTACTGGCGTCGGCACCTGACCGGGCGCCTTGCACTCAACAAAGAAGAGCGTGCTCGGCGCCAGCACCATGCGGTCCGGCGCACCGACGCGCCCTTCGTACGTGATCTTTCTCTGCTCCCACCCGCGCTTATTGCACTCGCGGATGAGCGCTTGTACGACTTCACCTTCAGGCGTTGCTGCCATCGGACTTCTCCTTGCACTCACGTTCCCCAGCAAGCCGTCCCATTCCTGCGGCCGTCCACATAGTCACGGCAATGACCGCCTCGAGATACGCCTGATTCTCTCGCAGCGCTTCCGCCGGGATACCTTCTGGGACTGCCTCCCGCAGCAGTTTGTCCGCAGACTTGTAGTCGCCGCCTAAGACAGCCAGCGCGAACTCCTCGGGGGCGATGCCCGCCTCAGCCATGCACTGCGCAAATTTGTTGTCAAACATGCTGTTCCTCCTGACTGTTAAGCCTGGCGATGCGGGCGTTGATGCATTCAATCACCTCAGTTACCGCATCAGCTTCGATGACGAAGCCATCTGGACTAAGCTTGCACAGCCCCAAAAGCAAGGGGAAATGCCAGCAAAACATCTGGAGATGCACGCCTGCGGTTTCACGCAGTCTGTACGAGTCGTCGTAGTGGGGGAGGCGATACATCGCCACGTCTCGGAAGCGCTTCAGCCACCACACCGCCTTTTCGAGATCCTGCTTTTCCGAACCCTTGTACGGGGACCGCAGGATGTACTCCACCGCCGACGCCAAAGGATGCGGGAGAAGCTCAGTCGCATCGACTGGCTCCAACATAATGCAGCAGGCCGTGTAGTGCGAGGGGTGATTCACCATGTCAGTCTTTTCTTCATCCATTCTTTTTCTCCGGTTAGGCCTCAGCCGCGGTCCGGGCATCCGCTTTGCTTTGGGCGTCCGCTTTGCATCGCACCTCGGCCATCGCTTCTACGAAGGCATAGGCGACGCTGACCAACCCGTCCGCCAACTCCACAGGAATGCCGACTGCGGCAGTCGTGCGTTCAGCGGCCTTCACAAGGTTCTTTTCTTTACTCGCTCCAATTAGCATCGCAAGCGTCCACAGCGTTCCGCCCAAAGGATCGTCATTGTTGATGTCAGCGGCGCCAGGCACTGCGCGCAGCGCGACGGCAAGTTCAGCCACAAGTTTTGGGGGATAACTAAGCTTCCTCTTCGGCATCTGAAAGTCTCTCGTCGTTAATGAAATAAGTAGGGGTTGGGTCGGTGATGACAACTTGGGCCTGCTCGAGCGGTATGCGCCAGATGAGACGCCCCAAGCTATCGGTCTTGTAATAGCCGGGCACTGCTCGGCCGTTGACAAAGGCCACGCCGCGTCGGCGCCAGAAAGCTTTCTGATCCGCCTTCGATGTGGAGCTTTTGTCAACTAAATAAAATTCATGGACGCGCGGAAGCCTGATCTTGCCCGCGGCATACTGGCTGCGGACGAGCTCGCTTCTGCGTTCAGCGGTCTTCGTAAGCTCGAAGTACATATCGATTGCCGCTTGAATCGGCCGCACTAAAGCAACGCGGTCTTCATGCGTGAGCGGCTTGCGTACTGCCGTACCGGGACGGCGGGTTGCTAAAGCGTCACCCGCTCCGGCATATAGTCCGGACAGGCACGACGAAGCCATCAACGTCAGCACTCGGACAATCGCCGTCTCCTCGAACTGAAGCGCATACACCCACAGGTTCCGCAAAACCGCATCGATGTTCGCGTAGTCGTCTATGTCTTCGGTGCCAAGCTGAACTAAATCGAGCGAATGCATCGCGGCCTCCCGCAGAAACTCGCGCTCGCCGTCCGACAAATCCCCGAGCACTACGTCAGCGATCGCCGGCATGATGCGTACCGGCTTCGGCCTGTACTTTTTTCTAGGCTTTCCCATTTAGTCCTGCCCTGAAAAATAGCGGCGTGCGCTTGACCAGCCGCGGAAGTTGCTGGAGTAGTAAGGGGAAAACTTCGCCCATGCCTGATGCTCAAAGGGCGAAAGATGCCCTTCCTCCCACAGACGGTTGGCGAGCGCCAAGTCTTTTTCTTTGTCGGGCGCTTTCCCGTCGTGCGTGAGATACGAAACTCGTGCGCATCGCGCTGCGCTGATCATCGCGGCCACACAGTCTTCGTCTCCGACGGCCCCGCTGACATCCCAGTCGATGTAGGGAAGATGAATGCGGCCGACGACAGACGTGCTCTTATCAATAGCAATACGCATCGCTCGGGCAAGGTCATACATTTCCGGCTGAACGTGCGCTTTATCGAGCCGAAGCTTGAAGAAATTGTCCCAGTCGGTCGCCGTGACGAGCGTGCGGATATACATGAAGGGCTCAAGATAACGGTTCGCCTGCTGTTTGCTGACGCCGCGTTCCATAAGCCGCCGCACGACGGAAGTCGTCATTTGCCGAAGCAGCTTGATGTCCGACGCGATGGCCGCCGCATCCTCCGCGCCGAACAGCTCTCCGCCCGCCATGCCCGGCTTGTTCTTGAGCCATTGAGAAGGGACGTAGGGGCGGCGCTCCACCTCTTCGAGACAGGTGGCGACGGGCGTCGCGCGAGAACTGGCCGCATTGCGGCTGAACATCCGGTGCGTGAGAAACTCCGCGTGGATAATGCGCGGATAAACGAGCTCGAGTGTCATGATGCGGCCGCCCGTGCGCTCGGCCATCGTGTCAGCGATTACCGTAGCGGTTGCACAGCCGATCACGGTAGTCGTATCGTTTGTTGTGTGGTACATGGTTAGTCCTTCCGATACCGAAGCGATTCAAACCCCGCCGCGGCAAGCGGCAGTCCGGCCGCCCACTTCGGAAGACGGCACATAATCTTTTCCATGCGCTCAGCGCTGAACGCGGCAGTGTCGGGCACCTCACAAATCGCTTCGTCATGGACCGTGAGCACGGTCTGATAACCCTCAGCCTCCAAGTTCAGAAGCGCTTCGCACAGAAGGTCGCAAGCCGCAGCCTGGGTAACGTTTTCACAGTTATGAACAATCACAGGGCCTTCTTCGCCGAGGACGACGAAGCGGTTGCGGGGGCCGCAGTTGGTGAGGTCGTAAACCGTCTCGACACGTCCGGCTTGGCAAACAGCTGTCCCCTCGGAACACCGTGCACCAAGCGGTAGTACAGCGTGGTTAACCCGATTCCGGTTTCGGCTGACCACTGCGTTAGCGGCTTTCCATCTACCTTCCTTGTTCGCCGGCGATTGTTGCAATTCACTTTTCGTGTTGCCCACCGACAGTTCTCCCGGCTGTACCCCGCGTCGTTGTTGATACGGTCTAGGTCCAACCCCTTTTTCCAAGTAGCCCCCATGTCCGCCCAAAACGCCTTGAAAGAGTGCTCCCACTCCGGGCAAACTGTTATCCCCCGGCCGCCGTAGTTTTTGTATGTCGGGTGCCTGGGATCCTCGCAACGCTGTTTCATCGAGTGCCACACCCCGAAAGCGGGGTGTTTGCTCATGCCGTGTGTTCGATTCTTCCGCGCGATGGTCTCCGCCCGTTTGCATCCGCAAGATGCGGTAATCCCGCGTTTTGCCATCCTCGTAAGTTCCGTCCCCTGAACTACTTTGTGCCGCCCGCAAATGCAGCGGGTCTCCCACAGCGCTTTCTTTCCGTCCGTCCCAACAAAGCGCAACGCTGTCAGGTAGCCGACACGGAACCCGGTTAAATCTCGAATGGTCTTTCGCATCCTTCCACCCTTCAGTAGTAAGTACCTTGTGATCTGGCGTCATCCATACGCCGTAGGCTTTAATGCAAAACTTTTGGCCGTTGCAAACCACCCCGCTTTGCTGAACCCAAGCCACGCCGTCCCATACTTTGTCTGCCGCCGTGATGGCCTCAATCGGCCGCCATCCTTCTTGCGTTAAAACCGGAGTCCCTTTGGCAATGCAATACTTTCCGCCCCATGACCGAATACGCGCCCACTTTCGGCTTACCTGAGCAACGCCGAAGTAGCTGATCCCGTCGTCGTCTATACGCGGAGAGGGGTAGACGAGATATCTGCCGGAAGGCAGACGTACACGCAGGTAATTTCCTTTCTTGTCTACGGTAATGTACCGGCCAACCCGCACGGGACCGCCTTCGATAACAGCCTGCCGAACACCGGCGTCCATGTCGTGCCAAAACTGCACGATCTGGGCGTTGGCTTTGCGCCAAGCTCGCTTCACCGAGTCGCAGGCAAGGAAAACTTCCTTGTCCATGCCTTCGGTGAAGCCGCCCAGCAGCGCCTTGGGGTACCACTCGCACGCTTCCGCCCAGATAGCCGGACTGATCGAAGACTTCACGGCATCCGCCATGTCGTGCAGGTCGATGCCGTAGGCGAGAGCGAACGTACGGAAAGCGCCGGCGCCACCGCCATAGCCCATGCCGAGCTCGAGCACTTTGCCCATCTGGCGCTGCGCTTTCGTGACGGTCTCCGGCTTGACGTTGAATGCACGGGCATAGGTCAGCTTGTACAGGTCGTGTCCGACTCCGGTGTCAAAATCGCGAAAAGCCTTGAGCTTCCACTCTTCTCCGGCAAGCCATGCCAGCACACGGCCTTCGACATTTGAGTAGTCAGCGACGACGAGCTTCTTCCCCTTGGGCGCGATGATGAGCCCGCGCAAAAGATTTGAAAGGACGGGCATGGGGTCTTCATAGAACGTATCCAACAGCCCTCCCTTAGTGGCCTCGATGGCGAATTCAATCTCATCATTGCGCATCGTCGGACGAGCCAGATTTTGCGGCTGGAAGATACGTCCCGAAAATCGCCCGGTTCGGCTGGCGCCGCGGAACTGCAGGCACCCGCGCAGACGGCCGTCCTCGCAGGCGGCGTTCAGCACTGACTGAAATTTCTGCACGCTGATTTTGGTTGAAGCGATGCGTACGCGAAGAAGGTCTTTCACCGGTTCCGGAATGCCCGGCTCAGCAATGCGTTTCTCCACTTCAGCCCGTGTGGCTGAGACAAGATCGAGCCCCCACTCAGCGCGGAGGTACTCAAGAAGCGCATCGCGCTGCGTGGCAGCCGATACCGCGCCTCCCGTCAGCTCCCGCGTGCGGGCCGCGAGATGCGTACGATGCCGAGCCGCTGTCTCCACCGCACCCTTCGCCAGTTCTAGGTCGATGCACATGCCGCGCGAGTTAATCACAGCATCGAGCGCCTGCAGACGGCGCTCCTGCGCAGTGGCGTTCCACTTCGGCAGCTTCTTGTAAATCGCGCGCATAGCCTCGATGTCAAGCCGCGCGTAGTTCTTGAAGCGCTCCCACTCGGCGGGATGCGTCTGCGGCGTGGCCCGAGTCAGCTTGTAGTTCACCGGCAAAGGCTTGCAAAAGATCTGAATCAGGCGCTTGCCGTCTTTGTCTTTGGCGTGGTCGGCATCGAGACGAAAGGCTTCGCAAAGCTGCTCCAAAGATCCGGGCAGTGCGTGCTCATAGGCCAGAACCATCGTGTCGATGATCTTTTCAGCGGGAATTTCGCCGAAGCCGTTGGATGCGAACACCTGCCGGTCAAAGTTCATGCCGTTGTGCATGACAACCCGCGCGTCTGGATCAGCGAAAAGCCTTTCCCACATGCGTTTTAGATCCGCGGGCATCTGCGGGCTGCTCACACGATCCCAAACTTTCGCCGGCGCATCGTTTTCCGCGTAGCTCCAAAGAATGATCTGGGCATCTTCGGCGTAGCGCGCCGCGCCTACCCGCGAGAGATCCTGAGCGCTGAAGGTTTCCGTGTCGGCATAAATCAAGTACATGTCTTTCCCTTTAATGCAAAAGGATCAAGTCTCGGACGAACGGCATACAGTCGCGAGGCCTTATCGTTAATGCTTAAAAATCAATGGGATCGTGAGGAGGCGAATCGCAGTCAACTCTCTTGCGCCGGAACGCGCGCCGCCTTTGGTATCGAGGGAGGAGGGACTGCAGCTACGCGACCCATAACCCCGACGCTTCCGGTTTCCCGGTCGGAAGCTTTGCCTCACGACCCTTGCTCGAGCGCCCTCATGGGGGAGATGAAGACGCTCTGGCAAGGGCCGTTTAGAAGTACGAGTCCACTTCGTCGCCCGTAGCATCAAGCGAGTCGAAATCATCGTCGCTGGCGATCGGCGCGCCTCCGAAGGGTTCACCTTCCTTGACCCACTGCAGGCCAAGGACCGTGGCGCCTACGCCCGTCGACTGGTTGTCGTATGCCCAGAAAGAGACAAGGGCGAAAACCTCTGCGCCGGAGACAAAGAGCCCCGCGGACTGCGGAACACCGTTTTTGGCGCGGTCGATCAGCTTGGGACAGCCGTCTTCGGGCTTGCGCGTGGCCTTCATAAACTTGTAGGAGTCGTCGTCATCCGGCTCACGAAGCAGGCAGCAGTTTGGGTTGCCGTTGATCTTCTTAAGCTTCTTGTCGGCATCGACGCCGAACTTCTTCTGGCAGGCGGCGCGCTTGCCTGCTTCAATCTTTGCCCATTCGGCCTTGTCGTATACGCGCAGAATGCACGAATACATGGTCTTTCCGTACTTGTCGGTGTACGGCTCATAGAGATGCGGGGTTTGCAGACGGCACTTGATGAGTGCAACACAAGGATCTTTAATCGCCATTTGCTTTCATTCCTATGTAGCTATCGGCTGTTACTGGAGCACGTCGAAGGCGTTTTCCACCTTCGGCAGTGCGGGTCTCGGATCGGATTCCGGAACAAGGGCGTTTTTGGCTTCAGAGCGCGTGATGAATTTCCCGAGCTTCTTCCACCGCGCCTCCCCAAGCGTTCCGGCTTTCATCAACTTCTCCGCCGAGGTCGGAGAAATGAGTTTCTTTTCATAGATGTCGGCCACACGAAGCCCGCCCTTAAGCAGCTTCGTGACCTGTTCGAGCTGCGCCTTGTCCCACTGACGCGGGCCAGCGCGGCCTGCGACGAGCTTGAAGCCCGGGATGTCCTCGCCTGCAGAGGCTTTGGACAGGGCGGCGTCGCTGACGGCATCGCACCACGTGCGCACGAGCGGCACCCACTTCAAAGCCTTGGCAAGCTCATCGATCTCCTGCGGAACAGGAATCGCTTCGGGCGCCGCAGGCATCTCCGCAGGCGGCAGGACTTCAAACTGCGATTCGACGAGCTCTGTCACCTGCTCGCGAAGCTTCGGGCACGAAGCTTTCACGCCGCAGAAGCGGCAGGCGCCCTCAGACGGGTTAAGCTGGAGCGCCGTCCCGTGATCCTCGTCGTACTGCCGCGCCTCTCTGAGCGCTTCAGCTCCCGCCTCCTTGAAGCGAGCACGCATGCCCTCGATCTCGGAGACAGGGAAAACCCACTCGTCGACGTGGTCGATGCGCGGCTGAACGATCTGAAGACCAATCTGCTGCACGCCGGCCTGCGCGAAGAAATCGAGCTGGTCGTAAGCCGCAATCGCGTAAATCGAAAGCTGATCGTTATGCTCAGCGGCTACCCGAACGCCCTTGCCGTACTTGAAATCGATGACCCAAAGCGTGCCGCCTTGAAGCATCACGCAGTCCGCAGTGCCTGCCGCGCCTTCTTCGCCAGTGATGCCCGAAACGTCTAAGCGTTCTTCAACCTTGCGCCAGCTGTACGGGTGCTTGTCCTCAATAACTCGAAGATACGTGCTGACAGCAGCGTTCATTTCCTCGCCGGCTTTGTCGCGAAGCGCAAAATACTCGTCCCGCGCGGCGGCATAGCTCGAGTCTCCTGCGGCGCCGTAGCCCTCCGCAAGACGCTCCGCCTCATGCCAGTACGCTAAAGCGAGCTCTGCAAGGCGATGCGCCCGCGTGCCTTCTTCTGCATACGAGCTTGACTCGTTCGGCAGGTCTTTGGTGAGGGCGACGGAGCCCGGACAGTTGCACCACCGATGCGCCGCGCTCGGCGAAAGGAGGGCATGCTTAGCCATTTGCCGCGCCTCCCTGCCGCGCGCGGAAGTCGGTGGCCATCTTCGCGACGGCCTGGTAAAGCCGCTCCACAGCCTCGGGGTCCGTCGGCTTAATCGACTCGACGCCTGCAGCTTTACAGGCATCACGCGTAAATTGCAGGCCGGCCGCCGGTGTAAAGGCTTCGGGGTAGTCACGCTTCAAGGCCGCGCAGATCGTCAGGATATCCGCGTGCGTATGCCGCTCGGCCGCGGGAGCTGCCGCGCCTCCCTGCGGTGCGGGCTCTTCGGCAGATTTTTGCCGCGCCTCCCTGCGGTTCGCGGCGGCTTGTCGGGCCGGTTCGGGAGCCGGTTTCTCCACGGTTGGGGCGGGCTCCTCGTCGGCGGGTTTATGGACCGCTTTGGTCGCTCCGACGCCTGGGATGCTGCTTGCCGGCGGCTGCATTTTTGCATACGCACTGAGCCCCAGGCCGAAAACCCGCAGACCCTCCGCAAACGAAACGGCGGCGGGTGTTGCATCAAATTTAAGTTGAAATTCCATAGAAAAAGCTCCGGTTTCAGAGAAAAAGGAAACAAAAAAGCCGCCCGAAGTTTTTCGGACGGCCTCATTTATCTATGTACTTTGTTTTTTAGCGTGCGGATTGAAGCGTTAACCAAGCTTCTAAAATGCTCGCATTTTCAGACATTGCGTCAAGTGCTCGCGTGACTTTTTGCGGCGGCCAGTCTTTTTCATCGTCACATACAAGATCGACTATACGATCGTAGACAATATCGAAAGCTGTCATAGTGCCGAGTGCGAGCTGCTTACGACGCTGCTCCCGCGTGCTCGCAGGCTTAGCCGCCTGTTCGGGCTTTGGTTGCGCTTTCGGCTTCGGCTGCGGCGCCGGTGCGGCTTTCGCAATCTTGTAAGCGCTGATGACACGTAAAACGTCACCCAGCTTTTCAGCGGGGATGTCGCGATACGACGCAACGGCGAAATGCTTACGAAGGCCTGCGAACACGCGGCCGCGGTCTGCACGACCGGGTGCCACGGCGTAGACGGCGGCAGTAATTTGCCGCATTTGGGCGGGGGAAAGATCGGACATTGCTGATGCTCCTAATCTGAGAGTTTGAAAAACTCTCCGCCGCTCCGGTTCTAAGCGGGCGGGGCGGAGGTTGCGGGTTAGAACCCCGAAGCATCAGCACTCCGGCCCGCTTTCGCGGCCCGCAGCCCCGCCCCATAAAAGGACGTGCAAAAGAAAAGCTACTACACATAAAAATGTGTGCGGCGCCTTTCGCGCCGATGCTGTTCGTTCGGGGTTCTAAGTCCGGCGCCGTCTTTTTCACGACGCAAGCCAACTATACCCAAAAGCCGCGCGAAAGTCCATAGATAAATGAGGCCGTTCGGCCTCTTGGTTCCAAATTTTTAAAAAGAACGAAAGTCAAGCGACTTTTTGAAGCGGCCTCACGCTGGTAAAGCAGCTTCAAAAAGCCTCCGGCGCTGAGGCCGGAGGAAAAGGGCACGGCGGCTGAGTCAAACCACCGCGCGGGGGTATCAGAATCCGCGTGCTGTCCGCATTTCGCGGATGTATTTAGCGAGGCTCATTGCTTCATCGAAGCTGAAACAAACGTGCTGACAGTCTTCGGCTTCCGAAGCGGCGATTACGCTCTTCGCTTCTTCGAGCGTGATTGCCGAACTGCGGGACGCGTTCGCTCGCCGGTCACGCGCAATCGCTTTCACTTCTTCAGTCGTCAGGTGCTCGATCAACTGACCATCGTCCGAAACGCGATAAATCTTTGCCATCTTTTTTCTCTTCAGTGGTTTTCAAGCGCAGTACGCTTTTTCTTCTTCGATCAGTGCGAGCACTTCGGGGCCGACTGCGGCCCAATAAGCCGCGCCGATTTGATACGCTGCGGCCTCCGCATCAGTGAGGCCGGCAGGCGTGGGCTCGTCCGCATTCCATTCAATGCGGATGCTGTCAGCCCAAAGCCACGGCGCACACCACGGCGCATCGCTTTCGCAGTCTGATGTCGTGCCGCCGGCATCGACCCAGCCGGAAACAAAGGCGTCCCGGACCGCATCAGAGTTGAAAAGACGAGTGCTGAGCTTTGCGATAACTTTCATGATCGAGCCCCCTTACATCTCGCCGAACGCGGAAAGCTGGTCTTTCAGATACGACGACTCGCCGGCGGCCTGGTGAATCTGCACAGTGCAGTTACCCCACGACGCAGTTATTTCGAGCGTGTCCCAGCGCGATTCGTATCGCGCCTGAATCGTGGGGCCGCCAACCGCAAGGTCAGCGTCGACGATAAAATCGCCGCCTTCGCTCTTGAAAACTGTCAGACTGAGCGGATCGAACGCGCAATCGCCGTCGTCCTCGTCCTCGTCCTCCGAGTCGTCACGATCTAAGTAAGCCGCCGCGCCGCAGATCAGCCGCGAAAGCGTCTCGGGGTCCCGGCCGTCAAGGCTCGAGAAGCTGAACCGCGTGCCGGCGGCGGTGACGGCGTTTTCGAGAAGCTCGCGGGCTTCGCTGTCAAGAACTTCGATCGTCTTTTGTGAGAGTGTGTTTACGAACATGATTTTTTCCTCAGTGAAGGGCGGCGGATTGGCCGCCCGTTGCGTGTGTTAGTTAGGCTGCGTCTTCGCAGCAATATTCAGTGATGCGCTTTGAGAGCGCTGCGCTCGCCAGCGTGTCAATCTCTTCCGTCAGCCGGTCGCCGAGGCCGTATTCGGTAAGCCGACGGTCGGGACAAATAAAATCGAGCAGGACGCCGAGCTGAGCCGCGTTCCACGTCGTGACCGGACCCCAGCGCCGCACGTCCGCCGAGAAAAAGGGGATCCAACCACTTGCAGGCGTGAAGCGCTTGCGGACATATCCGGCGAAATCGCAGGTTTCGCAAATGTCCTCGTGATAGCCGGCCGGCGCCTCAGCTGCGAGTTTGCGCAGCCGCCGCAAGTCGGCTTTAGAGATATAGGCAACGGGGCGCTCTTCATCGCCCCAAGGCCAATAACCCGCAGCGTTCGCCTCAGCGGCGTATGAAGCGAAGTGCAGGCGAATGCTGTCCTGCTGGTCGTTCTCGTCCGCAAGATCGTTCGCCGCGTCGCTCAGATAGTCCTCGTAACGGTCGACCCAGGCGCTAGCGATTTCGACCGCATCCGCATCGCTAATGACGCAACCTCTCGCGCAGTCTTCGAGCTCGTCACGCGTCAGTGAGCAATTGCGATAGTCAGCTTCTTCGATCCACCATTCGAGCTCGTGCGCAATGCCTTCATCAAAGGCAGCGGTTAAGGCGCTGTTATAGAACCCGTCGAACGGGATTTGTGCGGCTTGCCGATCCGCATCCCGCAGCATTGCCGCGGCCAGCGCCTTCGGGCGGTCGTTCTGAATCCACGCGGCGCGGCCTGCAATTGCATTGCAGCGGATGATTCGATCGATAACCGATCGGCTGATCAGTGCTTTGTTTGTTGTCATAGCTTTTTTTTTCCTCAGTGACGATCGAGCACGATATGTGCTCTATCCGTATGTGCACACTGTAGCACACATAGCACGCAAAAGCAATATGTGTGCGCACACGGATGTATAGGGACAAACCCGAGGTTTAAAACGAAGTAGTAGAAACCCGTACAATGAAACAGGTTAGTAAAAACCCTAATGAAGCCGCGTTCTTCGAGGTGTTGAGGCGTGGCGGGCTTTTGAGAAAAAAGCGGAAAAGGCGAAATAGGCGGGTAGTTTCCCTATGAAAAAATGCTGGATGCGTCGCGTAGTCGCGTTATTAGCTGTTCTATATGTTGATCCTTACGTGAGAAAAGTAAGAATAAAAAAGTCATATAGAAAAGAAGCCCTAAAACACTTAACGACGCGACTACGCGACGAATAAGGGTTATCACCTAAATAAGTACGTGACGGGGCTCCGACGGCTGGCCCCGTGGCCGCCAGAGTGGTGCGGCCTTTGAAGGCCTTTGAAGGCCTTGGAGCATGTCCGCAGCGGCCTTTGAAGGCCTTTTGATGCCCTTCGAGCGTGTCCACAACATGGTGGATCCGCTACTGCCGCAGGCGTTCGCAACAATCGGCGCGCAGCTTGTTAGCCGGCTAAATAAACACGTGTACATTTATTCGGCTGTATGAAAAAACCTGTATGAACTGCCGGACGACCGGCCGCCA